GCGCATACAATAACGCTGTTAATTCGGCGCGTTGATTTGTTTGCGGCTCATCTTCGCTTAACCTAAAGCCATTGCTAAAGATGGCTGAGCCACTAGCATCGGTAATATAAATGCCGTAACCTGCACGTGCACCTTCCTTTCCATTTCCAAGACAACAACCGTCGCAATATATATTTGTAGACCCATGTCCCGAAGGTCGCCATCCGCAAGCAATTTCCAGCCGCGATTCTTCAATAATTTCTTGAAGCAGAGGATCAGATAACATTCCTTCGTATACGCGACCAAACTCTTTACGCAGCCCAAGATACTTTGCTGCTACTCCCGCAAGCTGTGCTTTTGGACCTACATGCCGATGCGAATATGCCACTAGTTGTGCCACAATCGAATCAAGTTCCTCATTTATTAGCGTTGTCATTAGTGTTAGTTTCACTAGTGTGTTTAAATGTCAATTTTTCGGTTCCATTGCGAATCATCCATTCAAAAGCCGCCGCTTTTTCTTTTTCAGGTGTGGATTGAGAATAAAGATAATATCCAAATTTTTCATAAAACTCTTGATGCTTTTGTGTAGGAACTCCATAAAATTGAAAGATATTCTGAATATGGATGATTGAAATTAAGTTTTAGACCCGTGCGGATTTTAAATGAGCGTTTCCAATAAGGAATGGTAGGCAAACAACACTCTTCCGATTACAGACTTTCAGCAATTACTCATTACGAAAAGTCTGGAAGTTTCACCGATACTTGTAGAGTTTTTGATTGTAAAAGGCAAACTCTGAAACGATGGTATAATACCTACAAATCTTCTAAGTCATTAACCCGTAAAAATCGTAAAGAGGGGTCTTATAAAATAAGTAAAGCATTTGTTCGTCGTGCTTCGCATCTCATAAAAGAGAAACCCGATATTTTTATGAATGACCTTCTTATTGAATTGAAAAAGGAGTTTCCTGATATTTCAGTATCAAGGCAACATCTTGGAGAGATTTTACGAGATAATAACAAAACAAGAAAGCGATTACGACATATACATCAACCTACAACCTATAGAGGAAGAGAACGAAACCACAACAAAGAAATAACAGACTATTTAGCAAAAGTAAAAGAACATAACATAAATGATATTATAGCACTTGACGAAACAGGTATATACGCTGAACTACATACTACTTATGGACGATGCGATTTGGGTAAAAGATGCAGTTATAAAACAACAGATAATAAAGTATTCAAGAAGTATTCGTTATTGATTGCTATAAATACAAAAGGAGTGGTAGGTTGGAAACTATATGAAGAAGGAGCAGTAAATTCAGAACGCCTTAAAGACTTTATAGCAGAACACATAACAGCAAAATATGAGGATAATCTGGTGATTATGGATAATGCTGGATTTCATAAGACACAAGATGTGAAACAGGAAATCCAGAAACGAAATGATTTTCTCTATAGTATTCCCTATTATCCACGCTCTAACCCTATAGAGAACTTCTTTAGTAAATTAAAGTATTATATCAAAAAGAAATCACCCCTTACATATCAACAGATAAATAAGACAATAGAAGATGCTATAAGTGATATGAAAGAAAAAGAGTTCAAGAACTATTTTTCATATGCGTTTGATAAGGAAGCGGTTAAGAAGATATACAAGAAGAACTCAACACTAAGGCGAAAGCAGAAGATTTATTTATGAAGTCTTGGTTTCTTCCCCATTCCAAGCACTAATAATCAGTTTATTTTCATGTAAGTAAATCATAAGCACATTTTTAGTCTTATCTCGGATATTAGTTTCTGACGAATATGCATCCTTTTTAGTCATCGCATTCAGACCATATTTCTCACATTTTGCTGGTGAATCAATTTTCCAACAATGTGCTTCGTAAGATTTATACTTCATATACACATCTTCATTATATTTGCGAAGGACATTAAGCATATCATCGGTGTTGCTAAACTTAACCTTTTCTTCATCTGTAATATCAAATATGATGATTGGTGTTGAACCTTTCTGACGAACAACAGGCAAATCAACTGCTTCCAGATTTTCAATATGCTTTGCTGAAAGCATAGTAGGGTCGGCAACAACCTTACCCTTCTTCTTCTTGAAACCTGCGGTCTGGTAAGAGTTTGTTCCAAAGGGGTCGGCATAAGTTGTTTCGTATTCCTCAATTGCTTTGATAGAGGTTCTGTGAGGACCTGTCTTATGACCTCCTTCAATCACATCTCGCCAATACCCAGTCATACGCCCAGTTAGACCTTGAATTTGGACGTTATTATCCACCTTTTTTGTGTAGAGTTCGTGAGTAGCACCAATACGAAGTTTCCAGCGATTTGGAATAAGATTTGCTCTGCGAAAGAACCCTTTTACTCCAAGAACGATATGTTGAGTTAGAGGTTCTTTGAAGAACTCCTTGATTTCATCTTCAGATAGGCGGTCAGTTGAAGTGTGATTTCTAAATGCGACACCCTTACGAATACACGCATTCTGAACTACATCAACAATCTTTGCATTCACACGAACAAGATGAACCCTGTAATCAGGTCCATAGTGGTTAAGAATATCCTCTTGAACCCATTTTTCTGCGTTCTCTTTTGTATTTAGAGCATAGAACTCCTTCACAATTTTTTTATCCAAGAAATCCTTATGACCGATATAGGATGCAGGAATAGTCATCTTGTAAAGTTCGTGGAGTTCGCCCCAGCGATACAGGTCATACAACTCCTTAATCATTGTAGCACTGATGAAGACAAATCTGTTATTATGTGCCTTCATATGCTCCACATCTAAGACACCTGCCTCTTTTAGAATAGTTTGTAGTTTCTGGTCTGGTTTATCGCCGGTATCAATCTCATCAATGATAAACAACCCATTTGTAACGCCTGTTAGTTCATCTTTTGTAATAAGTTTAATACCAGCCCTTTCTAACTTGCCGTGATGAAAGATTTTGTCCTTGAAGCAGTTAGGTGCTTTATCAATCATATCCTTCTCCCAACCAGCATTACTCATCCCTGTAATAATCCTCACGTTCGCGGGATTAACTACAAATGTATCATCGATATGTGTAGTTAAGAGTTTAGCAATTTCAATCATAAGACCATCGGCTCCAACCTTAGTCTTCTTTTGAATGCTAATTACACGACGCTTATGTTTGTAGAACTTATCTACGATGTTGTTTGCATCTTCAATCTGATTTGGAAAGATGTATTCAGCAGTCGCCTTATCATCACCTTCCAAGAAACGAAGATGATTTTCTGCCTTTGCCGAGTTATACGCTTGGAGAACAGACTCACGCCTCGCAGAGATTAAATCACTTGAAGAAGACATTTTGTTGCTACCTGAATTTTGGTGCGACATCCAATCAATTTTTATGCTCCCCGTTGGTTAGTCCTAAATCTATTCGTTTTTAAGAGAAGAGAACGCTCATTTAAAATCCGCACGGGTCTAACATTGATGCCATTTTCACCGCCTTAACTAGAATGTCTCACGCAGCATTAAGTGCTTTTCACGCCCTACTTGTTGGACCAGGCCTACTTTATGTAGGCTTTTCGCCAGAATCAATCCCCGACAGCGTTTATACAGGTTTGCTAGTTACAGGCATTTTCATATTAGGATACCACGCTTTCAAGGCATATAATAAACTCAAAGATAACAAAAGTGCGTGGGTAAATTGGATTCATATATTTTTAGTTGCTCCGTTATTGATGATTATTGGATACCACAAAAAAGAAGCTAGCCGTCGTTACTTTGAGATGCTAATGATGCTTGGATTTGCGGCTGTTGGTTATCACGGTCTTTATTTGATTCGTGAAATGCTACTGGCCTGATCAGGCGGAGCTAACTTAATAAGACAGCTAATGCTATGATACAAGTATGCTGAGGATGACGCAAATTCCTTTTTACATCCGCTGCATTTACAATCCTTTGTAAAGCTTGGAATCCACGCCTTACAATGGCTTCGTGCGTAATGAATAAGTAGATTCGCCTTTGTATGAGTACTATGACCGCAATCGCTGAAAGGACAAGTATAACTTACACCAGCATAAGGATTGCTTTCACCACCATCATCATCCGGATGAATAGTCGCAAGATGGTGTAGATAACTCGACTTTTGTAGGAAGCGTGGGCATGCAGCACATTTCTTACACTCAAACGGCAAGTCCTTTGTATGATTCTTCTTGATATGATAGTACATCGTATTTTGCTTCTCGGTTACTTTGCCGCAATCAGGGCAGACAAAGTAACCATCATCGTTACGAATATACTTAGTTGTAGCCATTGCTAATATTATCGAAAGCAGTGATGTGGAAAATCAATTTTTTTGATGCGGATGTCGTCTAAACATATTTTGACTAGTCCCCATAACAATGTCATCAAAACCACAGATCGCGATTTTGAC